ATTTCCGGGATCCGTTCCCGGAAGTATTCGAGCAGGTGAGATGGTGTTTTCGAAGTGCGCCATCAGGGACTTGAACCCCGAACCCGCTGATTAAGAGTCAGGGGTTCGGGTGATACGCCACCTGTCGAAACTTCCGATTTTGCTGGTAGAGAACGATTTTCGCTTGGCATCGGCTAGCCGATGCTAGCCTGGACTATGCTACAGACAACATACAGTCCAGGCAAGAGGGGAATCCATGCCACCCAAGAAGCGCAGAGGCCGCCGCGGCGACGGCGCGTTCTACCAACGCCGATCCGACGACATGTGGATCGGCGCGTACATCTACGAAGACGAGTACGGCGAGAAGCACCGCGCCACGGTCTCCTCGGGCGACAAGGTGGTCGCGTGGGAGAAGTTCCGCAAGTTGCGGACCGATATCGACAGTGGCACGTATACGCCGCAATCGAAGATGACCGTCGAGAAGTGGCTCGACTACTGGGTCGAGCAGATCATCAAACCCAGCAGAGCACCCCGTACCTACACCAGTTATCGCGGCATCATCGACAATCAGATCGTGCCGAACGTCGGCAAGACGGTGCGTCTGCCGGTGCGCCCGACGTTGATCCGCGCGAATCTGCGATGGGTCGGTGAGAAGTGGTCGCCGCGCACGGCCGAGCTGACGTACTCGGTGTGGTCCAGCGCCATGAAGGCCGCGAAGAAGGAACTGAGCCTGAAGACCGATCCGACCGAGCACATCGACAAGCCGCGTAACGACGCGCGGACGGGGCAGGCGCTGTCTTCGGACCAGGCCCGGAAAGTGCTGCAAACCTCGACCGCGACGAAGGATCGGATGGCCACCCGATGGGCGACCGCGTTCCTGCTCGGCGCCCGCCAGGGCGAATGCCTCGGCCTGGAACGGGATCGGGTCGACCTGAAGGAGCTGACAATCGATCTGTCGTGGCAACTGCAATCGCTGCCGACCAAGGAGGGATTCGCGCTGGATGATCCGGATCGGTTCGACGCGCCGAAGGGATTCGAGCTGAAACCCATTCACCGGCGATTCGCACTGACCCGCCGGAAGGGACAGCGCCCGATCCTGCTGCCGCTGCCGGTGCCGTTGGCCGCGATCTTCAAGGTGTACATGGGCATTACGCCGCCGAACCCGTACGGGCTGATGTGGGTGTCCGAGGCCGGCACCCCGATTCCCGGGAAGTACGACAGCACAGCGTGGCACGAGGTGCTCGAGCGGGCCGGAGTGCCGAAGGTCCGGCTGCACGATGCTCGCCACACGACGGCGACCCTGCTGCTGGAGATGGGCGTGCCGGAGACGGTGCGCATGGCGATCATGGGACAGTCGCAGGTGGCGACGCAGCGCCGGTACGCGCACGTGGATCTGTCGATGGCGCGTGAGGCGTTGGGCAACCTGGATGGCCTGCTCGAGCTGGCGTGACGGCCGCTGTTGGCTGCCAGCACTTCTCGGGCCGTGGTGCCCGAAAGTTGCTGTATATCCGATCATCTGCAATTGCACCGGTGTCGCTACCGTGTGGCTAGGCCGTCCAGTTTGTGTCGGCCCGGCTCGTCGCGGGTGGATACCTTATTGCTAGTCATGGTCGAAATATCAAGGCTAGCCGCGGGTTTGCGCGGATCTGAAGACGTATGGTCTGCAAAATGGTCTCATCACAATACGGGCAAACCTCCGGCGGATTCCTGCCGTTGAACCTACGATCGGAGATCCGGGGCTTCACGGCGCGCTTACGAAGGCAGGCGCACACGACGATTGAACATGTGCGGATCGGGATACCCAATGAAGGGCAACGGAAAATTGATAAGCGACGACGGGGGTTCTGGGACACCAAGATTCGATCAATCGCGTGAGTCTGCGGAATCGTCGATGCCCCCGATGAAACGAAAGCCCTGGCGCGGAGTCCGCGCGGAGTCAGTGATCGTTGCCTCCCTGCGACTCGAGATGCGGCCGAGCGCGCTGCTGGAGGAATCTGTCCCGGGCATCATCGAGAAGCTTGCCGGGCTTGAAATTTAGCACTTCGCCGAGGGCGAAGAGCTGCTCGACTTTGATGCTCCGCTGGCCCTGGAATAGCCGATTGATCGTCACCCTGTGGAGGCCCGTAGCCTCGGCCACTTGATCTTGCGACAGATCCTCTCGGGCTGCTGCGGCGCGCACTTCTGCGGCCACGGCAGCGCGGAGGAGGTCCTCGTCTTCTGGTTTTGCCATGCGGCGAATGCTAGCAGGCCGATCGGTTACTTGGTGAAACCGTACGGTGTCTACGTATCGGCTTGACCTGTAACCGTTCGGATACTATTGTTTGCCGTATGGTTACACCGAACAGCACCGTCGCCGGTCGAGTTCGAGAAGCTGTGGAAGCGGCGAACGTCTCGCAGCGAACGCTCGCCGAGCACACGGGAATCCCTGGCGTCACATTGACCAGGCGTCTCATGGGTAGAAGCAGCTTCAAGGCCGACGAGCTTATTGCCATCGCTCTGCATCTCGACGTCGATCCGGCGTCATTCTTCGCGGACTTCGCCAAGGTTGGGGTCGGGTCATGAGCATCCCCCTCCGGAACCAACGACTCCGTTACACGAAAGCCGAAGCGGCGGAGCAGCTCTCGATCTCCGTCCGGACTCTCGACAAGCTGCGTGAGCGCGGTGAGCTGATCGGCAGGGTGGACGGCGGCCGGATCTTCTTCGACCGTTCCGAACTGGAGAGCTACGCGCGATCCCGCCCGGCGGCAGGGAGCGACGAATGAGCGCCGCAAGCCTCGACACGATCCACTTCCACGGCGACGAGCAGCTCCCCGGAGACATTGCGGTCTACGCCGCGGCTGATCAGCACGGCGAGACGCTGTACGTCGGCCAGACCAACGACCTGCGCAGGCGACTGGGCGAGCATCGGCGACGCTCGCTGTGGTGGAAGCGCGCCGCACGAGTGGAAGTGGTCGGCGCATACGCCGACCGAGCAGACGCGCTCGACTGTGAACACTTCGTCATCAAGGCGTGCCATCCGAAATACAACCTCGTGCACGGACATCGGGATGCGGCAGCGATAAGCCTCGCGCTTGAGCGGCTGTGTGACGTGCACGGCGTCAAAACGCTCGACGAGATGGCCGATTTGGCAAACGCCGCTGGCCTCACCGCTGACGAACTCGTACGGAGGCCAGTATGAGCACCGACCAGAGTGCCCAGGTTTTCCACAACGGCGAGTTCGAGCTGCCGCTCATCTCCGACGAATCCGGTAGCTTCCGGGTGTACGCGCCGCTGCTGGCGAAGCAGCTCGGTTATCGGGATGCGCTGAACATGGTGCGTCATCTCGAAGACGACGAGAAAGTGCAGGTCAAGGGATACTCAGGTTTGAGTACCCCCTCTGACCTGGGCGTTTGGTACATCACGGAGCCCGGCTTCTACAAGATCGTCGGTCAGCGGAACATCAACCTGATCCGCGATCCCAAGATCAAGGCTGCGGTGTACCGGTTTCAGCGCTGGGTCTTCCATCACGTCGTTCCCGAGATGGTGCGCGCCGGTCAGGCGATCGGGCCGGAGCCGGGCTGCGTGTGGACGTGGGATGAGGTGGCTTCGCAGATCCGGCAGCGGTATGGCCTGGACTACAAGCCGACCCAGATCACGATGGGTTTGCGCGCCTCGGGATGGCTGAAGGCGAGCACCTGCACTCCGAAGCATGAGTACCGGAATCACTTCTGGCACACCGGCACAGCGTTTCTGTTGTATCCGCATGTGCTGCCGGAGTTAGTCGCCGATCTGGTGGGCACGATGCGCGATATCGGCGAGCCACAGGCGCAGCAATACCAGCTGACGATTTTTGCCGAGCAGGATCTGAAGGTCATCGAGGGCGGCGCATCATGATCGGCTTCTACATCTTCCTCGGGAGGGCGGCATGAGCATCCCCTGCAAGTACAAGGACGGCAGCGGTGTGTCGCCTGCCGACGCCGACGCCATCATGCGGGCACTGGGTTTCGCCTCGGCCATGCACGCCGAGGACGTCATCGGCGCGGCCGAGAAGCGCCGCAAGGAACGGAAGCAGGCGAAAGCAGCGGCGCACGACGCGGGTATCGCTGGCATTGGGCGCCCGGTGATGACGCCGTGAATATCCATCTCCCGCACCACATCCCGCACCTGCACATCGACCTTGAGACGCGCGGTCTCATCTGGACTCTCGTCGGTCCCGCGCTGTGCATGCTCGCCGCGCTCGCGCTGATGTACGCCCTCACGGTCACGATGGGGGTGCCTGTCCCGTGATCGGTATCGCTATCGACCTGATCGCCTGCGCCGCCGCGGCCACCAGCATCCTGTACGCCCACATCTCCGGCGTCCACTCCCAGCGCAGCGGCCAGAACGCCATGGACGCCGCCGCATTCAGCCGCCGCGACGCCGAGCAGGCAGCAGCCGATCCGGCCCCGCTCGAGGTAGACCGTGGCACTGTCGCTCCCGCTCGCCGTCTGGCCGTGGTCCGGGCGTTGCATACCGATTCCGACGAAGCCCGCGAGCGGCTCGTCGACGGCGCTCGCCAGCGCCACCCCCAGATGTCCCCTCAGGCCGAGGGGATGGCGACGCCCGGCGCGGCTGTAGCTGTCGACGCGCCGGGCGTCGTGTCCAAGCCCTGAACACACCACGGCCCGGCGAGCGCCTAACTCGCCGGGCCAGTCCTCCAGAACCGAGAGCGAGTCTACCAATGGGAAAACATTCCAACCGCACCACGCATCAGGCGGGGCAGTGGCGCGACACCGTCGCCGCAATCCTGTCGCGCGTCCGGCTGTCCGGCACGGAGGCACCCCTGCCGCCCGCGCTCGCTGCGCCGGACGAGTGGATCTCGCACGACGAGTGGGCGCACCAGCACGCCGGGAAGGCCGGTGCGCGATGAGCCTTCTTCCGTCGTTCGCGTCCCTGACTGGACTCCATTTCGAGGCCTCCGATATCGATGTCGGCTGGCACGAGAGCTCTCCGGAGGCCGGCACTTACGTGCTGGAGCTCAGCCGCAACGTGACCCTGTACTTGATCCCCGCCGATGCCCTTGAGCTGATCACCAAGCTGGCCATGGCCATGCTCGGCCGCGGCGAAACGATCGGTGCCGCGCAGCTCGCTATCGAGGAGGCGAAGGCGCGCGTCGAGGCGGTGGCCGCCGAGCAGCGCCAGTGGGACGAGCTCGGCGCGGACGCCAAGGCGGTGCGGGCATGACCACCTACACCGATCCCGAGTCCGGCGCCACGATCAACCATCAGCGCGTGCGGCGCTACATCGAAACCGTGTCCCTCTGCGGTGCTGACGTACTCGGCGGCGAGATCTACCTCAACGATCTGCGGCATTTCGTCGAGCACACAGCGCACATCCCCAGGCATGCCGTGGTGACGGCTCGCGAGGACGAGATCGAAGTCAATTACGCCATCGGCGAGGACCTCGACGCCCAGGAGGGCCAGCAGTGATCCTCATTCCCTGCAGGCCGTGCCAGGGCACCGGGCGCCGCGGGCATTGCCAGCCGTGCATGGACTGCGGCGGCGTGGCCGTCGTGGCCGACGTGCCCGCGGCCGGACTCTGGTGGCCCGGACCGTTCGAGGAACCGACCGTCACCGACGAGATCGATGTCGTCTGCGACCGCGAGCGTGACGCACAGATCGGGGTCTGCTGATGGCCACCACCCCCGGCGCGGCCACACTGCAGTTCGCCGCCAACCTGCGCGCCGCGCGCCGCGTGCTGGGCCTCACGCAATCCGACGTCGCGGGGCGCATGCGGAACCAGGGTTTCCCCTGGACGCAAGGGTCGGTTGCCCAGATCGAATCCGGGCATCGTGAAGTGCGTCTCGCCGAGGGGGAGGCCGTCTCGCTGATCCTCTGCGTCCCGTTCGACCGGATGCTGACCGAACCCGCGCGGCAGGTCGCACGCATCGCGAAGGAGAACATGCGGACGGGGGCGATGCGGTGAGCGTCGAGGTGATCGAGTCGCAGTCGATCGAGCTGCTGCCTCCTGATGTGTCGACCGAAGTGTCGGCGCTGGACACGCTCGACCAGGAGTCGCAGGCCCGTGCGGTGACAGCGCTGCTCTCACATTCTCGGACCGGTCTGCTCGCGGCCATTGCGGCACAAGACCTTCCCGGCGTTGTCGAGTACAAGGCCAAGGCCGCCGCGATCCAGGAGATCACCAAACAGTTGCGCCTCGGCAAGGAGTTGCAGCTCGACGCGGCGGAGTTCGTGCGCCGGGCTGAGCGCGGGATCGGAGTGGCAATCCGGCAGGGGCAGGCGAACGGCGACATCGCAGCAAAAGGTGAATCGCGGGGGCCGCAATCCGATTACATGCGGAACGGGAAGGTTGTGCATGTAGACCCTCTTCCAGACGAGAAGAAGGTCTCGCCCGCACGGTTTTTTTCTGGTGGCGGCGAGACGCATGAGGTCTACGCGTTGACCGACAACGTCTCTGATGCCGCGTTCGAGGAGGCGCTTGCCGAGGCGAAGGCCGAGGGGAATCTCTCCCGCGCCAACGTGGCCCGGAAGGCGAAAGCGAAAGCGGCGCAACCAAAGCCCAAGCCCCAGCCGGAGCCTGCGCCGCCGCTGCTTCCCGGGAAGAAACCCAAAGGGCCGAAGGCGAATTCGACCGAGATGCTCGAAAACATCGAGGGGATGCTCGGCGCGATCGTCCAGACCTGCCAGTACATCAACCCGGCGGATATCGACCCGGCGAAAGGTGCCGCGCTGGTGCGCGCCGTTTACAGCCACGTCGCGAATATCCGCAGGACCATGAAAGAGATCACGAATGCCTAAGCCCCAGAGTGGAAACCAGCGCATCGAGGTCACGAGCCATCTGCGCTGGGTTCGCCTCGATCAGATGAAGGTCAACCCCCAGGCACAACGCGCACTGACCCAGTCATGGGCCGATGAACTCGCGCGAGACTTCGACCCCGACCGGATGGGTTTCATTCACGTCAGTTTCCGCGATGGCTGGTACTACATCATCGACGGCCAGCACCGCCGCGCCGCGGCTATCGCCTTCCTCGGTTCGGATCAGCAGGTCCAATGCCACGTCTATGAGGGTCTGACCACCGAGCAAGAAGCTCAACTGTTCCTCGACCTGAACCGGCAGAAGCAACAGAATGCGATGTCGAAGTACAAGGTCGCGCTCACCGCTGGGTTGCCGGTGGAGTCCGACATCAACCGGATCGCGCAGGCGTTGAACCTGAAGATCGGTTCGTCCGCGCAGCTCGAGGAGATCACCTGCGTTTCAGCGCTTCTCACTGCCTACAAGAAGCGGGGACCGGGCCCGTTGTCGTTCTCGCTACGGGTGATCCGGGATGCGTTCGGATACGACGGGTTCAAGCGTGAGGTAATCAACGGACTGACCCTCGTTGTGGACCGCTACGGCACGCAGGTGAACGAGGAACAGCTCGTCAATCGGCTCAAAACCCACAGCTTGGTCACGCTGCACCGCCGGGGCAAGGCGCTGCGGGAGTCGACCGGCAGCGCGGCTGAGCAGTGCTACGCGTGCGCGGTCATCGAGGCATATAACGGCACCCGGGGCGGCCATCGTTTGCAACCGTGGTGGAACTTCCAATCCGGCGGGTCGGTGGTCGTCTGATGGGCGCATCCGAAACCGACGTGGACGCCGGGAAAATCGACCCCGCCACCGCTGCTGCGGCGCGGCGCACCGTGGCCCGGCTCGCGGCGCGGCAGGACGGCACGCTCGCCGAGCAGGCCGCCATGGCGAGCGAGCTGTTCGACATGCTCGGCATCCGAGGGCCGGTTCCCGAGGTGACCGCCGAGCCGGAGCCCGAACCTTGCGAGCCCATGAATCGGCCCAAGGCCGAGCAGCATGTTTCGGTCGAGCACCTGCAGATGGTTGTCGAGCGGATCCGGATGGCGACGGGCTGGAGCCGGGAGGAGATCGCCCGGCGAGCCGAGATCAGCGGTAGCACTCTGGCCTCGGCGTGCGCGCCTAGCAGCACACGGCAGTTCGTGCGGCAGTCCATGTACTCCGCGGTGGTCCGGCTGGCCGAGGAGCTGAGCGCTTGACTGATCCTGTTGTGTCGCAGCGTGAGCCGGGCGTCTACCGCGACGTCCCGGACACCGAGTACCACGCCGACCAGGACAGCCTGTCCAGCACCGGGGCACGCACGATCGTGTTCGGTAGCCCGGCCCAGTTCCGCTACGAGCAGGATCACGGCGGCGTGCGCAAGACCGAATACGACGAGGGCCACGCCGCCCACCTGTACGTCCTGGGCACCGGTGCCGAACTGAAGGTGTTCGACGAGTTCAAGAGCTGGCAGAGCGACAAGGCGAAGGCGGCCAACGCTGCCGCGCGCGCCGCCGGGAAAGTGCCGCTGCTGCGCAAGCAAGACAACACCGCGCGCGCCATGGCCAAAGTGTGCCTGGAACACGAACTCGCCGGCGCCCTGCTGGCCGAGGGTGAAGCCGAACTGTCCGCGTGGTGGATCGACGAGGAGACCGGCGCGCGGCTACGGCTGCGTACCGACTGGCTCACCATCATCAACGGGCGCCTGGTCGTCGTCGACTACAAGACGTCCAAGGGTGCCGGAAAGGCCGCATTCGCGAAATCCGTTGGCGAGTACGGCTATTACTGCCAGCAGCCGTTTTACGTCGCCGGCTTCGAAGCCCTCGACCTCGACGACGACCCGGATTTCATTTTCATCAGCCAGTGCAAGACACCTCCCTACGAGGTGACAGTCGCCCGCATCGACGCTGACGACGTCGCCCGCGGGCGCGACCTCAACCGGCACGGCATCCGCACCTGGGCCGAATGCCGCGCGTCCGGCCGCTGGCCCGACGGCAGCGACCGCATTCATCCGGTGTCGGTCCCCACCTATATCCGCTATCGAGATCTGGAGATCCTCTCGTGACCGCACCCGCACGCTACGAACCGTTGCGACCGACCGCCGCGGTATCCCGCGCCGAGATCAGCCAAGCCACCGCCGTTGAACAGTCCCGTGCCGTCGCCGAGGTCCAGGCGGCCGTGCTCGTCGCCCAGCAGCGGCCCCGGAACAAGTCGCTCGCCGTCGAGGAGATGCGAGACGCCACCGCACAAACCGCGGTCGCTGAGAAGGCGTACTACCGGTTCCCGCGCGGCGGCGAAAACATCACCGGCGTCTCCATCCACCTTGCCCGCGAGCTCGCCCGCTGCTGGGGCAACATCGACTATGGCATCAAGGAACTGCGCCGCGACGATGACAAGGGCGAGTCCGAAATGCTCGCTCACGCTTGGGATATGCAAACCAACGCCCGTGCGTCGACGACGTTCATCGTGCCGCATGTGCGCGACACCGGAGGCGCCGGCCGGAAACTGACCGCGACCCGCGACATCTACGAGAACAACGCCAACGCCGGCGCCCGCCGGTTGCGCGAGCAGATCCTCGCCGTGCTCCCGAACTGGTTCACCGAGGAAGCCAAGGCCAACTGCGACGCCACCCTGAAGAAGGGCAACGGGCAGCCCATCGAGGAACGCATCGCCGCCGCGCTGGGCCGGTTCGCCGATATCGGGATCACCGTCGACCGGCTCGAGGCCAAGCTCGGCCGCCCGTCGGCCGAGTGGGACGGCGCCGACGTCGGGCAGCTCGGCACGATCTACAAGTCGATCAAGCGGGGCGAGACCACCATCGACGCCGAGTTCGGCACCGCGCCCGATCAGGGCATCACGGCCGAGGACGTCGCCAAGGCCGGCCGGAAGCGACGTGCCTCGGCAACAGAACAGGGTGCCTCAGGGCCAGTCGAAAAGCCGGACATCTCGGAGGCGCCCGCCGTGCCGCCCGCCGTCCCTGACCAGCAAGAATCTGAGGAAGGCCCAGCCCAGCAAGACGTCCCGCCCGCCGAGGCCCCCCGTGGCACGCCACCCACCGACCAGCAGGTCAAGGAACTGCAAGCCGCGCTGCGCGCTGAAGGGCTGAAGACGCCCCGCGCGCAGGTCGCCTACCTCAACGACCAGTTCGACCGCCATATCGGCGCCATATTCGACCTGACCGGCGACGAGTGCGCGGGCCTGACGCACTACCTGATGACAGCTCCGGATGAAGCCGCCGCACCAGGCGCTGCGGGCACGCAGCTGCCTGTCGACGGCGAAGCGAGCGCCCAGTGAGCGACTTCCACACTCGCGAGGCGGAACGCCTGCTCAACGCGATGCCCAGCAGTACGGATGTGCTGCTGGGCCACGAAGTCGTCGGCGCCGCAACGGCGCACGCCGTGCTCGCCCTGCAGCAGACGCTCGCCGAGATCTCCGAACAACAGCGCCTCGCGAACGTCATCGCCGCCATCCACGCCGCAATCGTCTACCTGCACAGCCACATCGGCGACATCGTCAACCCGGAGAGCGAAAATCGTTGACCCCCATAGTATTTTTGGACACAGAGACGACGGGACTGACACACGACCGGCGCCCGTGGGACATCGGCATGATTCGCCGCGAGCCGGACGGCACGCAGCGCGAGATCACCCTGTTCATTTCCGATGTGAATCTGTCCGGCGCTGAGCTGATCGGGTTGCGGATCGGCCACTTCTACGACCGGCACCCGCTGTACAGGGCCGCGAACGGTGGAGCGTTCGACCCCGAGCAGGACGACGCCCATCATCTCGACCCCTGGCACGTCCGGAAGATGCTCGCCGACGGAGAATGTTTGGTCTCCGAGCCGCGCGCCGCCGAAATCGTCGAGCGCTGGACCCGCGGCGCTCACGTGGTCGGCTCCGTACCGAATTTCGACACCGAGTGTCTCGCGGCGATGTTGCGGCGGCACGGCCTGTGCCCCGCATGGCATTACCACCTCATCGACGTCGAGCCGCTAGCGATCGGATGGTTACGGGGCCTTATGTCCGCGGACGGATACGCCGACAAATCCTTCTGTACGGACATCGACACCGAGCCGCCCTGGAAGTCCGACGACATCTCCCGCGCGTGTGGCGTCGAGCCGCCCGGCGACGACGAGCGGCATACCGCGCTGGGCGATGCCCGCTGGGCGATGCGGCTGTACGACCAAATCACCGCAGAGGTTGACGAATGACCACCCTCGTCGTCGGCACCGCCGACCTGCGCCAGGCGCTCACCGCCGTGCGTCCGCACGCCAGCACGGACAAGGAGATTCCCGAGCTCACCCGGATCCGGCTCACCATCGGCCGCGAGAACGTCACCGTCACCGCGACCGACCGATTCACCGCCGGACTCGCCATCGCGAGCACCTGGGACCACGACGGCGAGTCCGGCGAAATCGTCGAGGTGCTCGCCGACGACGCCGCAAAGATCCTCGCGATCTTCAAGTCCGGCAAGGAATCCGGGGACGACAGTCCGCAGTATCTGCTCCGTCTGGACATCGACGACGAGTACGTCACCGTCACCGACTGCTCCGGGATGATCGACGGCCGGCGTTTCCGTATGCCGCGGCTGGCCACCGAGGACAGCCTCGACGTAGTGCCGGTACTCATCGACCGGGCGCACGGTGGGCGCACGGTGCTGCTCGACGACGTCGAGAACATGACCGTGAGCGGCGATCATCTCGGCCGATTCAAGGTCGCCGCGACCACCTACAAGGAGGCGATCTCGCTCGAAACACGTGCCGGAAGCGCGAAAGGCTCTGTGTGCGTGCTCATCCGGTGTGGCGAGTCGTTCCTCGGGCTGATGATGCCGCACAGGTTGCTCGACGAGGGCCGCGAGCGGACCCGGGAATGGGCCGAGGGCTGGACCGCCCGGCTACCCGGGATCGTCGGTGCGGCACTACGTTCGGGCGAGTCGTGATGGACCGCATCGACGTTCGCGTCGCAGAGACCGCCCCGGAGGAGCGCCGCATGCGCGCCGCCGCGGCGGACCTCGTCACCTACGGGCACGTCTCCGTCGTTATCGCCGTCGACCCTGACAACCCCGGTGCCGTGTGCGCTGGCGTGGACGTGACCCCGGGCGCGCCCTGCTGGGCGCACGCGGCCAAGGTGCTGCGCGATGTCGCCGCCCAGCTGGAGCAGCAGCATGCGGGCGTGCAGTGCGAGGGGCATCCGTGAGGCCTCCGTTCCCGTACTTCGGCGGCAAGATGTCGGTCGCCGACCGCATCGCCGAGCTGCTGCCGCCGCACCGGCACTACGTCGAACCGTTCGCCGGATCGCTCTCGGTCATGCTGGCCAAATCGCCGGTGCCCTTCGAGACGGCGAACGATCTGCACGGCGAACTCATGACGTTCTGGCGCGTACTGCGCACCAGACCAGTCGACCTCGCTGCTTCGTGTGCACTCACCCCGCATTCGCGCGCCGAATACGCTGCCGCAGCCGAACTCGACTGTGGCGACGACCTGGAGACAGCGCGCCGGGTATGGGTGCGCCTGACGCAGTCCCGAAGCGGCGTCCTGCGCAAGACCGGCTGGCGACACTACATCGACCCTGGGGGTAGCTCGGCGAGCATGCCCGACTACCTCGCCGGGTACGTCGGCCGATTCGCGGCCGCCGCCGAACGATTGCACACCGTCAGCCTCGAGTGCCGCCCAGCGCTCGAGGCGATCGGCGCCTACGGCCGCACGCCCGAGGTGTGCCTGTACGTCGATCCGCCCTATCTCGGGTCGACCCGCAACGGCACGAACTACCTGCACGAGATGCCCAGCGTGGCCGACCACGAGCAGCTGCTCGAGGCACTCCTGCGCGCCCGGGCCGCAGTCGTGCTGTCCGGGTACGCGAGCGAGCTGTACGACACCGCGCTGACCGGCTGGACGCGCATCGAGATCCCGACGTTCAACGGCAACGCGAACTCCGGTCCCCGGACCGAAATCGTCTGGTGCAACCGCCAAACGGGCCATCCGACATTGGATTTCGAAGGTACAGAGACGGAAAAGGGGATGCGCCTATGACGTTGTGGCGCGTGCAGATTCAGGGGTTGTGGCGAAAGGTGGTGCGCGCCTTGGGCGTGGGCATGGATCCGGGCCCGCTACGCCCGGTCGACAGGTTCGAATGGGAGCGCATCGTTCGGCGCGTCCAAATATCGTCGAGCACAATGCTTTTGGCGTTAACGCTCGCCACCTACGGCGACCCGGACGGGAGCCGGATACGTCCGGGGGTGGACCGCTTGGCGCGGGTGATGTGTGTCAGTGCGCCGACGGTCAAGCGCGCGTTCGCGGAGCTGCGTCGGCTCGGTCTCGTCCAGCAGACGAAGAAGGGCAATCGGTATGCGAGCCATGCCGACGAGTACCGGCTCACGGTGCCGTCGGATATGCCCGATTATCCGATGCTCGATCCGGATGAGTGCGAAATGTCTGGGGATCACCAGTGATCCGTGAACATGGTTGCGCGCAAGCAAGTCTGGGGATCACCCATGACACCTGGAGTTATCCACAGGGCGTAGGTCTGGGGATCACGGGTGATCCCTGGGCCGCTGCCCCCGCGAAAAGTCTGGGGATCATCTGGAACAAGTCTGGGGATCATCTGGAACAAGTCTGGGGATCACCCATGATCCACCACCAACCCATACCAACCACAACCATCAACTACCCGCGTGGCTGGCTCTCGAACGCAACTCACGACCGCCCGTGCGACCTGTGGATGAATTCAGCCAATCGAGCGGACGCGGCATGACGACCTACGACCGCACCGGCGAACCCATCGACGAGCACCCACGCGACTGCCGCGGCGGCTGGCTCGGCACTGACCGCGAAGGCCGGCCAGTTCCCTGCCTCGCCTGCAAACCGCATCTCGTCCGCCGCAGCGACATCAACGACTTCGCCGACCGTCAGCCGTCCGACCGCGCCCAGCGCGCCATCAACGAGGAGAACCGCAATGCCTGACCGATACCGCAAGAAGCCCATCGAGATCGAAGCCGTTCGATGGGACGGTACCGCTGTCGCGGCGACACCGATCATCGACTGGATACTGAACCAGGATGGGTCGGCCGCCTACCACTGCCCTCACGACATGGGTTGCGCCGGAACAGCGGCCGGGCACACCATCGGTATCCGCACCCTCGAAGGCCGGATGCAGGCCACGCCCGGCGACTGGATCATTCGCGGCATCCAGGGCGAGTTCTACCCGTGTAAACCGGACATCTTCGCTGCCACATACGAACTCGTCGAGGAGACCACCCATGCCTGAAATCGTCCTGCTCGTCCACCTGCTGCTCCGCGAGCCCGTCGCGGTGCTGCCGCGCTACGCCGCGCCGCTGCTCGTCCTGTACTGGGGTGCGTGACCATGGACGACAACGACATTCGCGCCAAGGCCCTCGAGAGACTGTGCCGAGCCAAGCGCGCCATGGACAACGCCCGAGCTCCGTTCGCCGGCCGGTCATGGGACCAGCTGCCCGAACCCCACAGGAAGCCCTACCGCGCTGCCATGGAGCCATACGTCGACGCCCTCGCCGACATGCTGTGTGCGCCCCGCCCCACGCTCGACCCGTACGCCGTCGTCGGTGACCTGCTCGCACTGATCCCGACCCGGATCACCACCGTCGAGGAGCTCGACGCGTTGCCGGAGGGGACCGTCATCCGATCGCGCTACGGCATCGTCGCTCAGAAGGCCGAAGACGCCTGGGAGTTCCCGAACGAGGTCGGGCGCTCCCTCGGCGAAATCATCGACCTGCCCGCCACCGTGCTGTGGAACCCGGAGGCGACCCATGCCTAGACCAGCCAGCCCGGACACCTACGGCAGCCTCGCATGGTGCAAGAACGAGCTGAGCAGGCTCCGCAAGCTCAGACGCCTGCTCGAAACCGAGTGCATGGGCCTGCGGGCCCGCTGCCAGATGCTCACCGAATATGTGCAGTCCCAAGGCATCCCGCTCGACGAGGCCGAGATGCGCGCCGCGCACACCCAGGAGATCATCGACCGCATCCACCGCGAGCATCGCCTCCGCGTCCTGGAGGACTTTTACGGCGATATCGCGGCGATCATCCACCGCGCCAACGAAATGCAGGCGACAAGCCACGATCCGGCACGCGCTGCATTGATCAACTCCCTGGAAGCGGTGTGCCGCCGACGCCGACGCCGAATGCAGCTGCCATTCATAGACGCGGCTCGCGAGGAGGCCGAGAGGCAGGTCGCGCGCATCCCGTCGGAGGTGGCCCATGCCTGACATCATCGAACGCACGCCGCTGCAGATCGCGCTCACCCAAGCCTGCGAGTTCGCCGTCGCGCACGGCGTCGAGGGGCCAATCACGCCCGACGACTTCGGAATCCAGCGAAGCTCGGCCGGATGGCAGCACGCCACCTACGTCGACGCCAGCCACGCGGTCAGCGTCACCATCGACCCGGATGGCATCGCGACTTTCGGTGTAGCCGAACTTAATTGGACCCACTGGCCCGACACCGAACTACACGACGATGAGGACTGTGGCATCTGCCACCCGCCAGGCGCGGCGTCCACACACTTCCGCGGCCTCCCGCTCACCGACGTCCACCTGCCCGGAGACGCACCCGACGAGGCGGTGAGCGCTCGTGGATAAGCAGCTGGCCGCATGCGACTGCGTGCTGCGCTACGACTTCCAGCGATGCTGCTGGGTCTGCGCGCTCTGCGAGCGGCACATCACGGACGAGGAGCTGTACAGGCGCGGCCTCGACATCGCACAGGAGGTGGTGAACACCGATGGATGACGCGCTCATGGCCATGTTCTGGGCTGGACTCGGTGCCGGATTCGTGATCGGTGTCGGCATTGCCGGACTGATCATCGCGATCTGGTGGTGGTGGCCGCAGCACGACGAGATCCCCGTCGACGAGACGCCCAGCAGCACAGATGAATCCGTGGTCGAGCCGATGCCCGGATGGGACACCCCCATTCAGTCGTCGTGCGACACATTCGCGTGGATCGGCCAGTCCTTCGCCTGCTGCGAGCGATGCAGCCGACCGTTCTGGGAGCACTCCTACGACGAGGTGCCAGGTGACATTCCGTTCGGGGAGATGAAGAAGCGGCTGATCACCGCCGAGGAAAAGGCGAAATGCCGCGCGAAATGGGAGACCGCCGATGTCTGACCTGTCCTTCACCCCAGATCCGCGGCGCACCGAGCTTGAACGGATGGCGCGAGAAGTGTTGGCGTCGAAGCAATTCCACGCCCCCGCGACGACAGCGTTCGCCTTGATCGACGCCATCCTCGCCGCAGGCTGGCAACCGCCCGCCGAGCCTGTCGGCTACATCACCGGCTACCCGGCGGACGGCAAATGGCACATCCCGTTCGACGGCGAAGCATTCACCCTCGACGAGGCAATCGCGGACCTGCATGACGCCTGCGGCAGCGTGCCCGACGTCCAATGGTGTGTGCTCGAGGTCCGGACGGTGCCCGATGCCTGAATCCCGCTGCGAATTCGTGATGCCGTTCGTGACAGTCAAATCCGCCGGCGGACCCCACGACGACGACGCCTACACCGCAGGCTTCGAGATGGGGCACCTCGACGCATTCCTCAACGCAGGCCACCACGGCGCGTTCACCACCCACTGCGTACCTATCCAGGCCGTCAACCGCGAGCAAGCCGACCTGCTCGCCATGCGATGGCATTTCACCAGCACATTCGCCGAGTTCGGCGACGAGACCGACCCTGAACACCTGTGGTTGCACGCCCACTTCACCAGGAGCGCCGATGCCTGAACCGATCACGCTGCCGGACGGCCTCATCCGCGCCATGGACGACGCCGGACTCACCGGCGAAGACCGGCGGCAAGCCGAGGCCTACAGCCGATTCCTCGCGCTCGCACCAGAGATCGGCGACGAGATGGCCTACCGACGCGCCTATGGAGAGGAACTGTGGTGAGCCGAGGCCAGCTGCCGCGCGTGGCGGCGTTCTTCCCGCGCATGAAGGTGCGGGGTGCTCGTCGTCGGCAACGTGCCCTGGCGCGATGCTGGCCCGTACTCGTCTGGGATTGGGATCGGTCGGTACCCCACTACCAGGTGGTCACCGGTGTCCGGTGGATACCTCTTGCCGAGATCATGGAGCGCGCGCTGTGAGCCGCGGACAGAAATCCCGGGTGCCCCAGCACTTCCCGTGCATGCGTTACCGGGCACGCAAACGGCACGAATGGACGGTCGTGTGCGTCCAGGGCTGGCCCTACGCCTACATCGGCCCCCATCCGGACCGTGCGGCAGCAGCTCCAGAGGTCACGCCAATGACGCGTTCATGCTTCGTACCCGGCTCGCCCGCGCCGCAAGGCAGCAAGCGGCACGTCGGCCACGGCCGCATGGTCGAGATGTCCAAAGCGCTCGGCCCGTGGCGTGAGCGCGTCGCCCTGGCCGTCCACGGCGAAGGCTGGCCGATGATGGCCGGCCCTGTATGGGTGCGGCTCCAATTCGTGCTGCCACGCCCCAAATCGGCGCCGAAACGCAGCACGCCGCCTGCAGTCAAGAGGCCGGATCTGGACAAGCTGCAGCGCGCCATCCTCGACGCGCTGACCGGCATCGTGTTCGCCGACGACTCACAGGTGATCTGCATCTTCGCCCGTAAACGCATCGCCGAAATCGACGAGTCACCCGGCGTGCTCATCGAGCTCGACGACTACACCGAGGAGGCGTGACCATGGAGCTGCCCGACGAGTTCTCCGAGGCGAACGGCTGGCACGTAGTCGGCTACCTCGAGCGTGACGCGCCCGTGTTCACGTACCAGCGATGGCTCGTCGGCGACCCCGCACCGATGTCCTACACCGCTCCGCGCGGCACCTTGCAGATCACCGCTGAATGGCTGGATCCCGATCCTGACCTGATTCGAATCCTGTTCGACATCCCGCCCGGCTTCCCGCTCTGGTACATCCGGCCGCAACTCGCTCTGACAGTCGGGCCGATCGGGCGCCTCATTCAGAGCACGCAATGCCGATGCGGGCACGTCGAGCTGCAGCACATCATCCTGCTCGACGAATGCCTCGGCGGATGCGACTGCGCGAGATACATACCGCGCACGCCGCCGGTCCAGATGGGCTGGCATGAGCGGCTCGTGCGCGCCATCCGGAACGCATGGGGGTGGATGTGACCGATGCCGAGAACGCCCTGGCCGACCTCGAACAGCGCGTCCGCGAGAAGCTCATCGTCGCCAACCAAGCTGCACACCCGGAGTGGGCTGAACTCGCAGCCTCGTTCGCCGAGTGGGTGCCGAAATCAATCGAACTCGATCTGGTGCCCCCGTTACCCGACGACTGGCCGCAGTTCCCGCGAGAAAAGTGGATCACCTATCCCAACCGTCGGACGTATGGACTCCTCCTAGCGGACAAGGCGATCGACCTCGGGCATCTCGCCGAGGCCGGATGGCTCCTGCAGTACGCAGGGAAGGAACGGATCGGATGAGCGCCGTCCAGTGCACCGAATGCGGCCGAATGCTCGGCTACAACGCCGCACTCTGCCGAAGCTGCATCGATGAGCTCGTCGAGCAGCTGTTCAGGGTGCCCGCACTCCTGTACCAGCTCACCATCACCCGCGCAGGCCTCGGCCGCAGCGGCCCACCAGAGCGCGGCAGCGGAGGAGCCGACTCGCCGATGCCCCTCCGCATCGTCGGCCACACGCTGCTTGGTGAGTCGGCGGTACAACGGCTCGAGACCGCGGTCATCGGCTGGGCGCGGACCATCGCGGAAGAACTGGCCGTCACGCCCGCCGTGCACATCGCGTATCTCGTCGACCTCACCCAGCAACGGCGCCGACTGCCAGGCAGCACCGTGCGGCCGGACGCCGCCGCGCTCGCCGAACCGGTCACCGCGCTCGAGCAGGCGGCCGTGTGGCTGGCGCACCACCGTCGCGAACTCGGGCAGCACGAGGCCGCACGCGAGCTGGCCCGCGACATCCGCAACGCCGTCGCCGAGTTCGGCCGGGCGATCTGGCCAGCCGAACGGCAGTACCTCGGCCTGTGCACCACGGCGTACGACACTGGCGCCGAGGAGGTGGCGTGCGGGCAGGAATTGCGTGCCGCGGCCGGTGAGGCGTACACCTATTGCCGCCGGTGCCGCGCTCGCTATGACGTCGCCGCCCTCAAGGCCGAAGTGGTGCGCGGAGTCGACGACCGGCTGTACAAAATCGATGATCTGCTGCCCATTCTCACGGTGCTCGGCCCTCCCGTGTCCCGCACCACGCTGTACAGGTGGGCTCACGACCGAAGACTCGAGCCGCGCGGATGGCAGCATGCCGACGACTACGGGGTGCGGATCACCGATCACCGGATCGGCACCGGAGACGCCCAGGTGTACAGGCTCGGCGACGCACGGAAATTGGCCGCGAAGGACGACGAGCATGAGGGAGGATCGGCAGCATGAGCGATGACATCTGCATCGAGGACGAGAGGCTGATCATCGGTATTTCGCAAGCCGTCGCTGACGCTGGCGGCCTGAAGCATGCGCGCTGCTGCGAGACCGCAGGCTGCTGCTGGGCCGTCCATACCGACAGCGAGGATGGCACCCAAGCGGCATACGACAAGCACCTGCGTACGGACCCGCGCCACACGGACCGCGAATGGATCGACCGTAAAGGGCGCAAACGGCGAAGACTGGAGATTCTGCCGGAATGACCATCGAGGAGTTCATCGAGGCGCGCCTCGCCGAGGACGAACAGATCGCTCGCGCGGCAGCTGGCGCGCCCTGGGTGGCCGAGGCCGATATCCCGCGTTCCATCCTCGTCTCTTCCGTAGCCAAGGCAGAGAACAAGCAGATGTTCGGCCGCTTGGGGTATGTCGGTTCGGCAGAGCATGAGGAGTATCGGCAGCACATCGTGCGCCACGATCCGGCGCGCGTGCTGCGGCAGTGCGCGGCGCTCCGACTCGTCCTGGGATTTTGGCGTGGGCTTACCAGACTGAGGACGATCGCCGCGATCTGGTCCGATCATCCCGATTACCAACAGGATTGGGCGAAATGATCGACGTACACCGGCTTGCACACGACTACTTCACCCGGATCGGCCTGAAACCGGCATCCCAACTCGACGCCACCTACCAATGGGAGCTGGCGCATGTCGCCGAGACGAGCACCCGCCTCGCCGCCATCCTGGACGACGAAGGAATTCCGGATGAGACCGCGACGCGAATCATCCGCAGCGTGCTGTACGGCGCGCCATCGGTGGCCGAGGCCGAGCAGCGCATGAAGCACATGGACCTGCTGCGCAAGATGTTCGAAACGCCACCCGAGTTCTCGACGGAGCGTCTGCGCGCGGACCTGGAAGCGCTCAAGGAATCCTGACCGCCGATAAGCGGAGGTAATCGGCGGTCAGGATTCCGAATCCTTCGGCGGCACAGTGAAGTTGTATGCGACGGTCACCGACCGGTCGCCATAGGTGACTTCGAAGTCGGTGACGCCAGTGCGCTCGAGCGTGGCCCGCTGTTCGGCTTCCCAGGTGGCGAGTTCTTCCGCATCGCCCACGTGGGTCATGGTGGTGGTGAAGCGGGTCTCGCTCGATTCGTCGGTCATGGGCGTGGACGGTACGGCAGTACGGCCGTCGGCCGCGCAAAATCGTCCAACAGGTCAGGCCCGGACCGGATGATGATCCGGGAGCACGGTCACCGCGTACGCGCCGAGCTGTCCCACGCGCTCGGCGAAATACGCGGTGACCCGGCCGTCCGCACCGCGGTCCACCATGGTGACCGTGCCGTCCCGCCGCCGCGCGGCAGGATCATCCGGCGCCACACCGCGACCGATGGCATCCGCGTACCAGGCGATGCGATCGCCGACCTCGAATTCCTCGCACATGTGTTCGATCATGGCATGCCGGGACGTTGCGCGTGGAGCTTCGTTGATCCCGCATCGCCGGGCAGCACCGGCGAACGACTCATGATCACAAACCGCCTGGTCATGTACGATGGCACACGAAACCGCTACTGACGAGTGCTGCACGCATTCAGATCAGGGCGGTTTTTTCATGCCCAAATCCCTGATCAGGAGATCAACATGCTCGTCACCCTGTCCGCCGGTATCCCCGTCGCAATCACCGCCCTCGGAGCGGCCCTCGCGACGCTGCTCGGCGTCATCCTCTGACACGAGTTCACACCATGTCGTTCGAAGGCCGCACCCGCGAGCAATGCCGCCAATTCGTCGCCTCGCAGAACGCGATCGGCAGGCAGCTCTCAGCCGCCGAGGTCTTCATCATCGACATGCTCGGCGAGCTCGTCGCCCACCTCATCGACCTCAAAACCCAGATCGGAGAATCCACCATGGCCACACAGGCCGACGTCGACGCCCTCACCCAGCAGGTGCAAGACCTGAACGGCGCGTGGCAGGCATGGGCGGCCAACGCCGCCACCATCCTGACCAACGTCGAGACCGCGCTCACCGCTGCGGAACAGGCCAGCGGAATCCAGCTCACCGGCGCGCTAGCCGCTGTCGCCGACGGACAGGCCGCGCTCGCCGCGCTGCCTGTCGAGAGCGATCCGACCATCACGCCGCCGGCGCCCGCGACCGGTAGCTGACCGTGAACCTGCTCGTCCTGGCGTGGGACTTCCTGTCGTTCGATGACTTCGCCGCCGAGAAGTTCGTCGCAGGCCTGCTCGGGCTGTGACCGAGCCGTCCGACTGGCCACCCGGAGTGCCCGTCTCGCGGATCGAGATCGTCGAATACCTCGACAGCGAGACGGGCGACTACCCCATCGGCGAACGGTATTGGACCGCCGATGGGGTGCTGATGCCGTACTGGAAGAAGATCGGCCTACTCGAGGGCGCGAAGATCGCCGCCTGCATTCCGATGATCCAGAGCGCACCCGACATGACCAGCGGCGACGACTGAGATTGGACAGACCATGGCAATGGGCAAGCCCCGCAAGGGCGTTGGCAGCGGAAGCGGCATCAAGGCTGCACGCACCCCGTCCGGTGGCGTCAGCGCGGCCGCGCGCGCCAAGACCGGCAGCGGTTCGAGCAAGTCGTTCCCCCCCTCCCTGACCAGAAGGCTGCCCTGTCCGCGATCGACCTGCGCCACAACGGCAACAGCGTGACACCCTCCGAGGTGCTCGGGAAGGTCGCGGCCAGCAAGTTCGGCAAGGATCCGATCGTCAAGGCCAAGCTCGCCAAGGCGCGCAAGGTCGACCGCGGCGGCAAGTAGCGTCCGATGGTTGCCGGACGCGAAGCCACACCATCGGACGTAGACGCCACCGAGCGACTCAAGCGGTACTGGACCGTCGGCAACGGCGGCAAAGCCATCGCGTGGGGAACGCCCGGCGATTACGACCGGTGCGTCACGCTCGTCAGTGCGGCGGTCAAGGGCAACGACTCGTTCGTCAAGGGGTACTGCGCGGAGCGGCATCACGATGTACTCGGGATCTGGCCCGCTACGCACGCCAAGGAGATCCGCGATGCCGAAGGCCGCGGACACAATGAGCAGCACGGCCGCTGATGCCTCGCGCACCGCGGCGCTGCCCGCGCGCCGGCTGCACCGAACTCATCCGCGGCCGGAAGTACTGCCCGGCGCACACGGAGACCTGGCAGGGGTCCGAACGGGGCCGCGTGACGTCGACATACGCATGGCGACGACTCCGCGATCGGATCCTCGATCGAGACAAAGGAGTCTGCTACCTCTGCGGCCGAGGCGGAGCCGACACCGTGGACCACGTCACCTCTGTCGCCCGCGGCGGCACCGACCACCCCGCCAACCTGGCGGCTGTCCACGACCGGACTGCGCCGCACTGCCACCGCGCGAAAACCAATCAGGAACGCGCAATCCGATAGACAACCGCGACTGATCATCGCGGCCAGAAAGCCCTCGCACTCCTCATGGTGCGGGGGCTTTCGCATCTCATGAGGACAACTGAATTGAACGAGCAATCCTCGTGCCCGCAATGCGGTCAGAGCTTCACCCGGCACCACGGCAACCGCACGTTCTGCAGCCGGACCTGCGGTCTGCGCGCATACCAGGAGCGACGCCACGCCGAAGGCCGCAGCTACAACCGGACGGTGCACACGCGAGTGTGCGAGAGCTGCCGGAAGGCTTGGCAGACCGAGAAGCGGACAGCGCGTTTCTGCTCTGTCGACTGCATCGCCGCACATCGCTTCGGGCCCGCACGCCAACGAGGGCGAGCGCCGATGAGCGAGCGCATCAAGCGAGCGCGACGGCAGCTCCGCAAAGCCGCACGCGGAACGACCGGCAAAGGGATCGTATGGACGCAAGGACCATGCGGCTGGTGCCGACAGCCGTTCCTCGCTCGAACGTCCGCCGGAACGCCCGCTCGGTACTGCTCGAAACGCTGTGGCGGTCGCGCCGTCAAGGCGCGACATACTCAGCGCAAGAGGGATTCCTACGTCGAGGATGTCGTTCCGATGCTGATCTTCAAGCGCGACGGCTACCGCTGCCATATCTGCCGGCGCAAGACGCTCCCGAACAAGAAGGTGCCCCATCCGCGCGCACCGACCATCGACCACATGATTCCGCTGAGTCTCGGGGGACCTCACTCCAGGGCGAATGTCTCGACGGCGTGCTTCCGATGCAACACGCTCAAGAGCGCGAGCGGCGCTGGCGACCAGCTGGCAATCATCGGATGAATAGGGGGGTGGCGCTAACCCCCTGGCACCTCTCAGACCCAATTCGGACTGCTCTGCCAATTCCGCCACGTACGGGTTCGGAAGGCTCGCGCTGGCGGCCGGAAAGGCAGGTGATCGCATGCCTGGACCGCTCCCGAAGCACTCGTCGGTGCGCTCGCGCCGCAACGCCACCTCCACGCGCGCCATCCTGCGATCCGCCAGCAACCCCGAGATTCCTGACCTGCCAACGTATTTCGAGTGGCATCCGGCGGTGCAGCAGTGGTGGCTCGCCTGCTGGTCGAGCCCGATGGCGCCGGAGTGGACGGACTCGGACCGGCATGTCCTCGACCTCGCTGCGCGGATGATGCAGACGGTATGGGCCGAGACCTCGTCGCCCGGGCAGCGGACGATGGCCGCTGCCGAGGTGCGGCATCTGCTGCGTGAGTGCGGCCTGACGCCGATGTCGCGCCGCACCCTGCAGTGGGAGATCGACCGTGGCGAGGTGGCCGAGGAGCGTACCCGCGCCCGGCGTAATACCGCGGTGCATGCCGTGCCGGACCCGCGGACGGCTTACCCCACGGGGTAGCCGGTGCTGCTCATCGTTCCCCCCGGCGAGCGCGAGCCGCTGCCGTCGCTGGGCGACCAGGTGTGCGCGTTCCTCGAGGAGCGCGCCTGCCACGGGCCCGGCAGCCTGAAGGGGCAGCCGCTCACCCTCGACACCGATTTCCGGTACGCGTTGTACCGGCTATACGAGGTGTGGCCGAAGGACCACCTGCGCGCCGGGCGCCGGCGCTTCAAGCGCGGCGGCGTGAGCCTGCGCAAGGGCAGCGCGAAGACCGAGCTGCTGGCCCTGGTCGCGTTCGCCGAACTGCATCCGGAGAGCCCGGTACGGTTCGGCGGCTTCAACGCTGACGGCACGCTGCGCCAGGGACGGCCCGTCGCGGATCCGTACGTTCCCCTGCTCGCCAACACCCAGGAGCAGGTGGCCGAGCTCGCCTATGGCGCGCTGATGGTGATCTGCGAAGACGGCGCCGATCCGGAGTGCTTCGATGTCGGGCTCGATCGGATCATCCGGATCGGCGAGCGCGGCGACGCGGACGGCAAGGCACTCCCGCTTTCGGCGGCCCCGAACGCCCGCGACGGCGCGAGGACTACTTTCCAGGGCATCGACGAGCCGCACAGGCTCTACCTGCCGAATCACAAGGCGGCGATCGAGACGATGTTGGCGAACCTCGAGAAGCGTGTCCTCGAGGATCCCTGGCAGATGACCACCACGACGGCGGGCGAGCCAGGCCAGGGCAGTGTCGCCGAGGACGAGTATTTCGAGGCCGAGCAGATCGCCCGGGGTGCGATCGAACGGCCGGCGTTCTTCTTCCTGCACCGGCAGGCCAGCGACGGCTACGACATGGCGAAGTACGCCGATCGTGTAGAGGCGATCACCGAGGCGTCGGGCCCGGATGTGCGGCAGTGGTCGGATATCGAAAGCATTGCCGCCCAGTGGGATCGAACGGGCGCCGATACCTCGTATCTCGAACGCGTCTGGACGAACCGCTGGACTCGCAGCGCCGCACAGGCTTTCGACACGAAACGCTGGCACGTCCTCGGGCTGACCGGCGAACGCATCCCGCGCCGGAGCTGGGTCACGCTCGGTTTCGATGGTGCCAGGTTCCGGGATGCGACCGCGTTCGTGATGACCGACATGAAGACCGGTTTTCAGGAGCTGGCCGGGCTGTGGGAGCGGCCGATCGACGCCCCCGAGGACTGGGAAGTCCCCGAGGACGAGGTCGATGAGAAGTTCCGCGAGATCATGCGCGACTACCGCGTGTTGAAGGGCTATTTCGATCCGCCGCACTGGACGAACACCATCGGCGAATGGTCGGTGAAGCATCCTGATGTCGTCGAGGAGTGGTGGACGGCCCGGCGCCGGCCGATGTATCGGGCGATCCGCTCGTACCGCGAGGCAATGGCGACGGGCCGAGTCTCGCACAACGGCGATCCGGACTTCGAGCGGCACATCGGCAATGCGGGCCGCGTGATGACGAATCTGTGGGACGACGCGGAGGACGACGGCACGCAGCAGCGTGTGTGGATTCTCGGAAAGCTCCACCCGGACAGGAAGTTCGACGCGGCGATGGCAGGGACGTTGTCCTGGCAGGCGCGGATGGACAACCTCGGCAAGATCCCCAAGACCAGGCGCGGCACTGTCGCGAAGATCAGGTGAGGAGGTGCCCGTGACCGCTCCGAATATCCTGCTGGACAACGACTCCAACACGTCGGACGCGCTCACCGCCGACGGCTGGACGGGCGTTCCGGTCGATATCACCGATCCGCAGTCGCCTGGCTGGTGGATGAACTTTCTTGCGCAGACGTTTGTCGAGCGGGATCGCACCTACGACCAGGCGAACGATCCGGCCGACCCGTACACGCGCATCGTGCCGTTCCGGACGCGCCGCCAACGCCTGAACCTGTTGTGGCGCTACTTCATCGGCCGTCCACCACTGCCGCAGGTGCGCGAGGAATACCGCGAGGCGTTCGAGGAAGTTCTGCGCAAGGCGAATGCGGTCTATGCCCCGATGGCCGTTGACGCGATGCTGGACCGGATGACCCTCACGGGCGTGCGGACGAGCACGTCGGATGGTCCCGAGGGGGATGTGCTCGCGCAGAAGATCATGCAGGTGAGTGGGTTCGCGGCGGCGATCAAGGACGCGCTGACCTACCTGTTTGCGATGTCCGAGGCGTACCTGATGGTCGTGCCCGCCGCCGAGGGGTCGGCGGACCGGACTCCGCTGATCACCGCGGAGGATCCGCGGCTGTGCATCGGCCAGCCGGATCCGATGGCGCCGAACCAGTTGCGCGCCGCGCTGAAACTCGGCTACGACGAGGTGCGTCAGCGCGTGGTCGCGTGGGTGTATCCCGGCGACGGTAAGCGGTATCAGGCGTCGCAGTCCTCGACGGGGTGGATCGGCCTCACTGTGTCGGCCGCCGGATTTACCTGGGACGGGCCGCCGGTCGATATGCCGGAGCTCGAGGCGTATGGCGGTGTGCCGATCGTGCGCCTGGTGAACGCGCACGGGATGGGCGAGTACGAGAAGCATCTCGATTTGCTGGATCGGATCAACGACACGATCCTGCAGCGCATCGTGATCACCGCTTTTCAATCGTTCCGCCAGCGTGGTGTGATCGCCGATCTCGAGGGTGGCGAGGACGACAAAGACAGCCCGGTCGAGGAAATCGATTGGAACAACATCTTTTCCGCTTCCCCGGGCGCGTTGTGGCGGCTGCCCGCCGGATCGCAGTTCTGGGAGTCGGGGCAGGCCGATCTGACATCGATCACGGGCGCCATCAAGGCTGACGTGATGGAGTTCGCCGCGGTCACGCGCACGCCACTGCACCTGGTGACTCCCGATGTGGCGACGCAGAGCGCCGAGGGTGCGGCGCTGATGCGCGAAGGCATCGTGTTCAAGGTCAAGGACCGGCGAGACCGGGTCGATCCCGCGTTGGGGACGCTGTGGCGCATGGCCTTCGCGCTGGCCGGGCAGCCCAAGGACACGGTGCAAATGCTGTGGGGCAACATCGAATCGTATTCGCTGGTGGAGAAGGCGCAGGCCATCAACTTGACCCGCGGCATCCTTTCGCGCGAGCGCCAGCTGGTCGACATCCTCGAGATGTCGCCGCCGGAGGCCGCGGACAACATGCAGGAGCTCCTCACCGATCAGTTCCTGAACGCCCAGCTGACGACGGCGCCGCCGCCCTCCACGGTGCGCCTGACGGAGAACGTCACCGACACCCATCAGACGACCGGCACGACGAGCCCTGACGCATCGCCGGTCGTGCCGTGAGCGTCGTCGTACAAGATCGCCAGGCGCAGGCGCGCGCGAGTGCTACCGCGGCGAGCGCCGAGGCAGCAGCAGCGGCCGCGGCGCTGGTGGGCCGAGGATCTCCGTCCGCGGTGGCGCAGGCGGCCGGGACGGTCGTCGACGCGAACGCCGCAGCGGTGCAGACCGCGGTGACGATCACCTCGGCCGCAATCGAAAACCTGTGGCACGCGACCAATCCCTACGACGACGACTCGGTGCAGCACTTCGTCACGCAGGCCGGCCGGACTGTGGTGGCAGCGCAGCGCAGTGTCGCGCAGACGACCAGCGCGGCGCAGGCCATCCTCGTGCGCGCGGCCGGACTCCCGGCGCCGGGTGCGGTCCGGATCCCGGATAATGTTCGCGGTGCGCATGTGACGCTCGGGGGCAGCGAGCCGAAGGTGCGCGCCGCGGCGGCCACCGTCGTGTATCAGCCGGACGTGCCGGAGGGAAAGACGGTGCGCGCCAGGGTGACTGTCGCCGAGGCGGCCCCGGATCGGATTTTCAATCGGGCTGTGGTGACCTACCGGTACGAGCAGTCCCAGGGCGCGGATCCGGCGAAGGCCTCCCGCGCGACGGTGACCCGGATCGGTGACATCGTGGATGCGAATCTGATGCTCACGCAACGCCTCGCCGAGCAACAGGCGCTGAAGCAGGCCGGTGCGACGTACTACCGGCGGGTGATCCATCCGGAACTGTCCAAGGGCGGCGTGTGCGGCCTGTGCGTCGCGGCGTCGGATCGGGTCTATCACGTAGCCGAGCTGAAGCCGATCCATCTGCGCTGCAAGTGCGGCGTGGTCCCGGTGGCACCCGGCTCTGATGCCGGATACGAGCTGAACAGGTCCGATTTCCGGCTGCTCTACGGCGAGGGCGGCAAGCTGCACGGGCTCTCCACCAGCACTGTGGGCGCGCACCTGAAGCGCACCCGGTACGACATTGTCGAACATCACGAACTCGGCCCGGTGCTGACGCGCGTGCGGGGCGAGAAGGTGCCCTATTACACGCTCGCCCCGGTCGCGGTCGCGGCGTAGCCGCGGCCCTTCGAAACTTCCCGCGCGTTCGGCGCGGGTGTCCCGTCACGGGAAAACACCCCATCCCCACTCTCCTGACAAGGCGAAATACTGTGACAGCTCCTGCTGGCGGTGCGGCACCGGCCGCAAACGCGACCACCACACCCAACGATGCTGCGGCAGCGGCAGCGGCGAATGCTGCGGCGGCTGCGACTGGAGAATCGTCCGATCGGGGTTTCCCCGCGGACACCCCGACGGAGCAGATGACCGAGGCGCAGCGGACCGCGTATTGGAAGCATCATTCGCGCCGCCACGAAGACGCCGTCAAGGCGTATAAGGGCCTGACGCCGCAACAGGTCGCTGACCTGCAGGCCGAGAACGATTCGCTGAAGTCGGAGAAGCTGACCGCCGACGAGCGGACGGTCGCGAATGCGAAGAAGGAGGCGGCCGACGTTGCCGCCGCCACGGCGAAAGCCGAGTTTCTGCCGCAGATTCAAGTGCTCGAGGTCAAGGCCTTGGCGAGCACCGTGCTCGGCGAGGACAAGGACCGGCTCGCGGCGTTCATGGCGATCGCCGATCCGTCCAAGCTTGTCGGCGCTGACGGTCATGTGGACGAATCGAAGGTCATGGGTCACCTGACCGCGATGTTCGGGCAGGTGGGCCGCGGCGGCACGCAGCAGCCCCGTTGGCAGAACGCCGGCCAGTACGCAGCATCCGCACCGCCGAGTCAGCCGGGCGCTGCAGGGCGCGCCGAGGCGGCGAAGCGGTACGGCAAGAAAACCTAAACCACTCTTAAGGAGTCGATATGTCGACCGACATTTCGATGGTGACGCAGGCCTTCCAGGTCGGTAATCGGCAGTGGTTGCTGTCCGAGCCGGACTGGAAGCCGAACGTCACTCTCGACATCATCAGCCTGTTCTCGCAGAACGGCACGAACGAGGTTCAGACCCTCACCATCGGCGGATCGCCCACCGGCGGCACCTTCACGGTCACGTTCTCCGGCCAGACGACCGGCGCGATCACCTACAACGCCGCGGCGAGCGCCGTTCAGACTGCGCTGCAAGCGCTCTCGACGATCGGCGCGGGCAACGCCGCGGTGACCGGCTCGGCGGGCGGTCCGTACACGGTCACCTTCCAGGGCGCTCTCGCACACGACAACGTGTCCGCGATGACCGCCACGAGCTCGCTGACCGGCGGCACGTCTCCCGGCGTGACCGTGGCTACGACCACGAGCGGCGCGAACGCGCACTATCTGAACGGGTACATCCCGTCGGGATGCGCGATCGGCCAGGTCGCCGCGACCGGGCGATTCGGCCCGTACGACAACACCGCATCGGACGGCCGTCAAACCTGCTACGGCCTGACGTACGGCGATATCCGCGCGGTGCGCTGGGACGGCTCGATCGCGTCCCTGGTCGGTACCGGTGCGGTCGTCAATCAGGCCGCGGTGTCGCTGAGCCACCTGCCGTTCCAGTCCGGGACCGGCTCCATCGACAGCGCGGCTCAGACCGATCTGCCGGCCGTTCGCTTCGAGGCGTGAGGAGTTAAGCCATGTCACTTTTCTTGGACGGTCCTCTGCCCCTCGAGGACACGATCGTTTTTGTGCAGGAGATTCCGCTCCCGTCGAATCTGAACCTGACCGCGATGTTCGGTACTCCGCACACCTACATGACCGATGAGATCGATTTCGCGATCATCCAGCGCACCAACCGGGCCGCGAAGTTCCGCAACTGGGACGGCAGCTACTGGGTGAGCCCCCGCGATACCGGCTCGGAGAAGCGCGTGCGGATGCTTCCCCTCGGCGGCCAGTTGGGTGTCGGCGAGTACGAGCGCAGGCAGCAGGAGTACTCCCGGTACGGGGGCACGATCCAGAACATTTTGGTCGAGGCCATCTACAACGACCTGGCGAATCTGACCAGGTACGTGCAGAACCGCATCGAATTGGCCTGGGGCGACGTTCTGACCGATGGCATCTTGTCCATCAACGAGAATGGCGTGCAGCAGCAACTCGACTTCGCGATCCCCGCCAACCAGGTGGTCACCGCGTCGACTCTGTGGTCGGACACCACCAACGCCGATCCTCTCGCCGACATGCTCGCCTGGTACGACGTGTGGGTCGCGCTCAACGGGGAACCCCCCGGCCGCACCCTGCTCTCGCTCACGACTGCCCGGCAGCTGCAGGTCAACAAGAACCTCATCTATGCGATCAAGGGCCAGCAGACCGGCGTCACCCACATCACCCTCGAGGACATCTCCGGGCTGCTCGCGAACTACAATCTGCCGCCGGTGACGATGAACAACGTCTACAACAGCTTCTTCGACGTGGACGGCGTCACCACCCGCCCGATCCCGGCGAACAAGTTCCTGTTCCTGCCCGAGGACATGTCCACTCTCGGCTTCACCGCCATGGGCACGCCGACGACCGTGATGGAGTTGAACTCCAACAACATTCAGGTCCAGGAGGCTGCCGGGATCATCGGCATCTTGGTCCGCGAGGATCAGCCGCCGTTCTCCAAGCGCACGTTCGTCGATGCCGTCGCGCTGCCGGTGCTGGCGGATCCGCGCAAGATCCTCACCGCGACGGTGGCCTGATGCTGTTGCGGGGAGCCAACGCCGTGCACCTGCACCGCGATGGCGTGCTGCATTCGTACTTGCCCGGCGACGACGTGCCCGAATGGGCCGTCGAGAAGATCGGAGACCCGAACGTGTGGGCGGACGAGGAAGCGCCCGTGGTACCGGGCCCGGTTATTGCCCCGACCGTCACGCGAACCGTTCCGGCCGTCCCGCAGACCGAGCTGGACTCCACGCCCGCCACCGCCACCGACAGCGGCCGGCCGCCGGAGAACGGGCCGGGCGCCACCCGGCAGGTATGGGCCGACTACGCCGCGAGTGCAGGCGTCGAGGTCGATGCAGCGTGGAAGCGCGAGGACATCATCGGTGCCTGCGCGGCGGCTGGCCGCTGAAAGGCGCTGAACCATGGGCCAATTCGCGCAGCTGCAGGATGCGATCGACCAGTACGAGGGCGTCATCCCGAGTAGCCGGCAGGCGTGGGTGACCAACCTGATCCCGCGTGTCGAGGCACGCCTGATCGGTCTCGTGCCGTCGCTGGCGACGCTGTCGCAGGCATCGGACCCGGCGCGTTTCGCGCGCGTCGGCTATCTCGTCATCGAGAAAGTCCTCGAGATCTACCGCAACCCGACAGGGGCGCAGTCGGATTCGGTGATGGGGCAGCAGACGACATGGAATGCGGCGATCTCGTCGGGCCGCATCGTGTTCACGGATGAGGAGCTTGCCACGGTGCGTCAGCGCACGAAGCGAGCGAACTTGGGCACCGCCATGGTGCGCCCGTGGCAACCGAGGGGACGGCGCGGTGTTCTACGCGGCCCGTGGTGAAACCGTCACCGTCACCGACGCTGTGACGCGCGACAATGACGGCAACCCGGTCACCGCATCGGGGCCGCGGCCGGTGGATGGCGTTCTCGTCCAGCAGGAGAGCACGGCGATGAACACGACGGAGAAGGGCGACGTGGCGGTGACAAACCTGCGCGCGCTGTTCCCGGAGGACGATCCGATTGCGCAGCTCGCGAAGGTCCAATTTCCCCGCCGCGGGATCTTCCACGTCGTAGGCAAGCCATTGTTGTGCCGTTCGGACCTGACGGGGCGTGTCTGGGGGTTGATCGTCGACATGGTGCAGATCGGAAGTTCCTGATGCAGACCAGCATTCCGTACCCGAACCCTTTCATCACCGCATGGAATGTGAGTGACGAGTGCAGGGACCTGATGCAGTCGGGGATCCTGCGTGCCCTCGCGCTGTGGAAGCTCACCGCCGGGTTGCATGCCCGCACCGGCCGCGAGGTGTCCTCGGCGCGGACCAGCGTGCATATCGGTGGCGTGCGCGGTGACCGTTTCGTCGGTGAGCTGCTCGTTGGCGGCGCCGATTCGCCTGCGCCTTACACACTCTCGGACCAGTTCGGAGCGTTTCGGACCGGACGACATTTCCAGGCCCCGGCACGGGACCTGAACAAGGTGCTGGACCTGATGGCGGCCGCGACATGATCGTCGGCCCCGAGTTCTATGTAGGCGGCTGGCCCGACAGGGAGAAGGTCTGCCAGGACGCATCACGGCCGTTCACGAACCTGCTGGAGGTGTGGACGATCGATCCGAACACTCAGGCCTCGGTCCAGGTGATGAACTCGGACAATACGCCGCGCCGTCCGTATCTGTGCAGTTACATCCCGGATAACTACAACGATCTGTTGCCCCTGGTGCGTTTCTACCGCGGCGGCGGCGCGGCGGATCGGGGCAAGCTGATGGATTCCGCGTCCGTCCAGATCGGTGTCATCGGCGCCACCCGCGACGACTCGGTGTTCATCCTCGAATATCTGCGCCAGATCCTTCTGGCTCTTCCGCGCTCCGGTGGTGCTGTCAAGCGTGCCGACGGCTCGTACACCCAGGTCGCCGACGTATACGAGATTGACGGGCCCGAGATCGCACCCGAGCTCAACCCAGACAACCGCCTCGTCATACACACCCTCGGCGTCGTATGCCGTCTGCCGCGTGACGTGCCCGACTACGGCCCGATCGTCACCCAGATCATGGCCGCCGCCTGACGCGCGGCCGCTCAATCACGAACCCCCTTACCTCCCTCTCGGATTGGAGAGATCGCCATGACGGCTGCAACTGGTGTTGCCCTGTTCCAGCAGATGAAGGACAAGCAGGACCCGCTTGTCCTGGCGCCCCTGAATTCCCTTGTGTTCGCACATAAGTGGAGCATCGGCGCCACATACATCCCCGAAACGATCTGTAACCCGACTACGGGCGCACTGCTGCCGCTGCCGCAGGGCTGGCACACGCTCGGGGAGTTGCAGAAGAAGGCTGGCGTCGACCTGACGCCGGACAAGAAGACCAGCGACGTCGAGGGCCTTGGGTCGCTGCCGCCGCGGCGCTCCATCACTACCAGCGAGGGCCTGGCGGTCGACTTCACCGCGCAGGAATGGCGCAAGGTGAACACCGAGCTGTACTACGGCACCGACCTCACGGGCATCTACGCCAACGAGACCTCCGGTGAATGGCGGGGCCACAAAATGGTGTCGGCGATGGACGATTACTGGTCGCTCATCGTGATGGCATTCGACGGCGTGCCCGGCTCGGAGATCTGGCCGTACTGGATTCTCCCGAAGCTCATGAGCACGAAGTCGGGCAAGATGTCCCTCGCGGATGGCAGCGAGATCGCGTTCC